CGTTAATGGCGCCTAGCGCGACGAACCATTCACTTTGGGGGATCCTGCTTTGCCATTGCCCTTATTGAACAATGAAATATACCATTAAGATAATATGAGGCGCGAAAATATTCGGACCTGCAGATTACCACAAGAGGGGATACTGAGTGACCAACGGTTATCCGAGGGTTACATCTCCTAATAGAATAAACTATAGAAAATACAACGTTGGGAATAACCCGCAATCACTCAAAGCAGTAAACAGAAGTTCTTTCATCGAAAGAGCTCCAGCAACTTTTAATATTGTTTTGGATCGATACTGTGAACCAATAGGGTTCAAGACCGGTCCGTCAATAAATGAGGTTATCTCCTTCCATGACGCTTTGATTAAAAACCATAGCGTGGTAGAAGGGACCGCACGTTATAATATGATACGATTGTATTGTATTATGCTACTAGAGAACCGGAATCCCGATCCTTTAGAACGTGTAGCGGTAGGCAAGAAAGATAGATGACCATCTGCCTTCAATCAGCTTCGACCCTTATTCTATAGAGTAAGGGATGAAGGTTGTGCGATTTCAGATAGAACAATCAGATCTATTTTGTACCTAAACCGTCTCTGCGCTGGAAACAGCGTTCCCGATCTCAAAGAGATCGAGAAGGCCTTTAGCGTTCCTAAGGAGTTTCAAAATAGGTATTCTTCATATGTTAATAAACATGTGGAGAAAGCTACGTTTGAGCTTATTACTAAGCCTTCAACGAGAGTACTGTCGAGAGGTCCTAACGGGAAACCGAAGTGGTTAACCGCGGATGTCGAAGCGTACGCTCTTATCAACTCCAAGCTCCATGAGCCCTTTAAAAGGCTTTGTGTTGCAACTGGTAATAATGATCTGTATGAATACATGCAGTCATTGGCCAAAGGACAAGATAGGATGGAACGGAAAAGGTTGAGATATATCACAACCATTCCGGACAAAGGTAATAAGTGCCGACTTGTAGCCATCTCAGACTACTGGACACAAGTATTACTTGAACCTATCATGACCGACATACAACAGTATACGATCAAGAGGTTTAATAATGTCAGTTATAGTAATGACCATTCCAAGGGTTTTGATAACCTTAAAAAGTTTATCAGGCCGGGAATAAAGAGTTACGACGTCACGTCTTGGACGGACGCGTTCCCTTCGTCATTACAACATCACTTTATGACTGCCAGATATGGCAGCCTTATAGCTGATGCCTGGTATTCGCTTGTAGTTTCATGCGACTGAGACCTAAGAGGCTCCAAGGACCCTATTAAATATAATAGGGGACAAGGGATGGGCACCAATGGTTCGTTTGACATTGCCACTATTACAGATCTTTTCCTATTGGAGATGATCTATAAAGAGGATTATCAAATTGACATTTCTGTCAGCACCTTCAATAAAGTAGGTGATGACCTTTGGTGTTATGATCCTTCTGATATAGTGTTGAATACTTACACAAATATGTGTGGTATTGACATTAATGTTCAGAAAACGAAGTTCGCCACACAGGAAAACCTGTGCGGGGAGTTCGTTTCGAGGTCTATCAATCGCGGGGTAGATGTTAGTAGAATATCAGCTAACATATGCCGCGCTGTGAGGAAGAACATATTGGATCTCCCTCAACTTGCATATCACCTCGAAGAGAGGGGATGTAATTTCATCCTCCCTCTCCGAGAGATCTTCCATAATTCAAAAATTAAGGAAGACCGCCTACGAGGTTATCTACGTACATTTTATGTACTCTGTGACCTATACCCAAGATCTGGGCTGAACCTTCTAAAGAAATCTCTTCATGAAGAGTTCAGCGATGACATATATGGAGATGAAGTCATCTCCATAGTCAAGACCTATGGTATATCCGTTATAAAGGACTCGTTTTACTCTTACCTGGTCTTACAGCTATTGAATTCAATAGCCGATAAGTCAGGTAGGATATTCGATTCTGCTGCCGAGTTCGACAGCAGCGAAGTTCTGTTACAAAGAAATGATCCAAGTATATGATGGAAGTCGGATGAACCTATTGGTTTACTCACTTCCAAAACTATAATGGCTCGTTCCTTTGCCGCCCTGAATGCTATGTACGCCGCGGGAACGTTCGAAAATGTTGGGCAAATTGTCCAAACATTGCAAACGACCGATCAGGCTATGACGTTCAAGGAACTAGGAGTTATCTCGACTTCCGGAGAAGTCTGGAGGCCGAAGGCAACGAAGTTATATAACTTCATGACCCGCGTTGACCTAATTGACTTGACGGCACACCGAGACACGGATATTTCCGTGATGCACTCGGCATGTTCGGAAGGACATCAGTTCTTGTGTACATCTATTGATCTACCAAGCGATCCAATATTCAACGGTATTAACCGAAAAATTGTTGGTTCTAAAGTGAGCCATTCCGGCCATTAACCGGGATCGGGCAGATATTTC